CCAGCAATAGTGGCAACGTCGTTATTATACGACTTGACCGGGACAACGGCGGGTGCAGTTACGATCGGGGGTGTCGTAGCCATTCCCACAGTCTTACCATCCTCATGGACCAGACCCTTAGTGGTCTGGAATCCATGTACAGGAATGGTAGATGTGTTAACGACTGTGTCGCCACCGACCGCTTCCAACACGTCAAAGAGCAGTGGTGCAAGTAATGCAGCCTGCTCTATGCGTTGAGACACAAGAATGCGTTCTACGTCGCTTATAGCGGGGTTCTTGGAGTACTTCCGACGGGTTCGCAACGCGTCAAATACCATTTCTGGAATCGTCGCACTACTAGTTCCGAGGGGGGGTGCAATCGATACAGTCCCTCCCACAACGTTGCGCACGATCGTGACACCTCCACTGCACGGTTTGAATCGTCCAATAGGGGGGTCGGCGCGGCGTGAGCACGTGTGGCGGGGAAAGTATGCAGTGGGATAAAAGCCCACTACGCGCCTGGTAGGATCTGCAGACAGAACATGTTGCTCGATGTTGTATAGTATCATGTTACCATGGATACCACGCACTAGGATAGAGTCACCTTCATACTTCCAAAGAGGATGTACATAGGTGGCTCCACCCGACACGCTGTAGTTCACGAGGTTGTCTACAAAGTGATAACGGCAATCGAGCGCTTGGCCCGCAGCCTCTGTAGGCACAAATGTGTACAGAAGCATGGGGAGGCCATAACGCAGATATTCGTTAATATCACAATAGTAGTCAACGTCAATGAACATCAGCACGTGTTTATCGGTCAACAAGTCGTTCCTGAAGTTCTTGTCGAGATCCTTAGCCATGTAATAATACCTACATCCATCATACCTATCCCGTTTCGACATTGAGACGCTGTACGGTGTAAAACCGGCAGCTACAATGACGTCTTCCATCGCGGCGGCGGTTGCAGTGCGCAACGCCCCAGCTGACGGATGGGTATGTTTGGAGTTGGCCTTAAACACGTCTACAGAGACCAATTGCCGGTTGAGGAGGTCCTTATAGTCCGGCGGGGCGCGTCGATGCTTGCTGGCCAGCTCACTCCTCTTAATGAGGTCACTACCAATCCACTTTTTAGTGAGGAGCCGGCCCCAACGCCTAAGTGTTGGAGAGTTGCCTAGCCTCACAGGTCCACATTTGGTTATTGGCACTGCTTGGCCGGCGTTGGTTTGCACGCATCTGCTGGATGCGGATCTGCCACTCCTAGCAGATCCGGGATTTTGAGCATCGCTATGCTCGGGGGGGGAAAGTTTAGTATTCATCTTATGATTCTTAAAC